GCAAATTGTAGATATGAATGAAGATTTTACAGTAGATGGCACACCTATGAGTTATGCAGGAGACCCTAAAGGTGGTGCTAAGAATGTTATCAACTGTAGGTGTATTATTATCTACGCTGATGAAGAAGATATGACCTAGTAATGATATTTACTACCAGTAAGTTTTTCTAAAATATTATGACAAACCCTTAATTCACCTGCAGATTCGTATATGGCTTTTCTTTCGTCAAACTTATCACCAGTCACAATATCTTCTTGATTATGAGTCCATTTATGATGTTCTAATTCATCATAAACTCCAGTTGTATAACATGACATAGCATTAGTTAATATATGCCATTGTCTATCTGTAAGTTCTAGTTTTTTCATACTTTAATTTTTTCTTTCAATTGATTACATAATTTCTCATGTAATATATCTATTTCTTTCATATTTAAAAAATCATTTATATATTCTTCTATGTTGTATTTTTTAGTAAATGGATTATGGGTTGATGTTAATGTGTTAATACCATTTAATACACCACATAAAACTTCTAATTCTTTTTTACTTAATTCCATATTATTCTCCTTAAAAAAAGGGTTGCTGTTAAACAACAGCAAAACCCTTGTTGCAAATTTGAACTACAAAATCTTCAACTCTATGAAATTGAAATATTGCAGTCACTCTTGTAGTTTCAGGTACACCAACAATAATTGGTCTGAACTGTGTAAGATTGTATTTATCTAATGCTTTTTCTAAGTTAGATACAGAAGCGTAAGTTCTTGCGTTTTCTAGAATATGTTTGTTTATCATTTTTACTCCTTTTCAATTTAATAAAATAATGATAATTCATTTTAACAATTTTGTAAACCCTTTTTGGAATAATATTTAAATTAATTTATGTACCACTAGATGTTGTACTAAAACAATATTTGGAATACTATATATTATTATGCCTATACCTAAACCAACAGCGAATGAAAGTAGGCGTGATTTTTTAAATAGATGCATGGGAGACGACACTATGACGAGTGAATATACAGATTCAGATCAAAGATTAGCTGTCTGTACTACTGAGTACGATTCAAACAAAGAAGATTCTATACAGAATGACGAAAAACACATAAGAGAAGTTAGAGAGACCGAAGATTCTTATATTATAGAGTTTGGCAAAAGCGAAGAAGAATCAGGACATCATGATGATGAAGAAGATTCTAAAGAAACTACTGATGTATTGGAAATAAAATCAGAACTTAAAGCATACCATGATGAGGAAGAAAACAAAGAATATGGAACTTTTGAAGGTTATGGTTCTGTATTTGGTAATCGTGATTTAGGGAATGATGTCATAGAAAAAGGTGCATTTAAAAAATCATTAAAAAGAAGAACAAACAAAGGTGTAAAACTTTTATATCAACATAAATCAGATATGCCTATAGGTGTATTTGATGAAATAAAAGAAGATGATCATGGTTTATACATTAAAGGCAGATTAGCACTTAAAACACAAGCAGGTGCTGAAGCATATGAATTATTAAAGATGGGTGCTTTAGATGGACTATCTATAGGATTTAGAGTAAACCCAAAAGAAGTTTCTTACGATAAGCGTGGTAATAAGCGTATTATCAAAGAAGTAGATTTAATGGAAGTTTCATTAGTCACTTTCCCAATGAACCCACAGGCAACTGTTCGTTCAATAAAAGGACAAGAAATATCCATAAGAGAATGGGAGAATGGGATGCGTGATGCCTTCAATCTTTCTCGTTCAGAAGCAAAAGTTGCGGCAAAAGCTGTGACTAAGTGTTTTGATCAACGCGAGGTTGATACAAATGCTGAACTGGTAGATGCCATAAAACAATTAACTAAAACCTTAAATTCTTAATAAAGGAGAAAATTATGTCTGAGGATATTAAGAATAGCATCAATGATTTAGGTCATGCTTTTGACGAGTTTAAAAAAGTAAATGATCAAAGACTTGAAGCTATAGAAAAAGGTGAGGGTACTGCATATGTTGATGAGAAACTAGCTAAGATTGAAGCTAAGTTAGATTCTTATGAAGATATGAATCAAAAAGTGACTCTTGCCGAACAGAACTCAAATGACATCAAATCTCAACTAGAAAAACTTGAAACAGTTGTAAAAAGACCAAACTCAGGTTTAGAAAGTAAGCAGGTTGATGATTATTTGAATGCTTTTGATCAATATTGCAGAAAAGGTCTAGAAGGTCTTACTGATATGGAGAAAAAAGCATTAACAGTAAGTAATGATTCTACTGGTGGTTATTTAGCACCACCTGAGTATGTAAGAGAACTGTTAAAAACAGTGACTGAAATCTCACCAATTAGAAGCATTGCTAGAGTAAGAAGCACAGGTGCTAGAAGTATTCAAGTTCCAAAAAGAACTTCAACATTTGCGGCACAATGGGTTTCAGAGAGTGGTACTAGATCAGAAACTACTGGATACAATGTAGGTCTAGAAGAAATCCCTGCACACGAGCATTACGCTTTAGTGGATATTTCTGAGCAAGACTTAGAAGATTCAGTTTTTGATTTAGAAGCTGAAATGCAATCAGAATTTGCAGAACAATTTGCAAAAGCTGAAGGTACTGCTTTTGTTAGTGGTAATGCAGTTGGTAAACCTGAAGGTATCTTAACTAACTCTTCAGTTGGTGAAGTAAACTCAGGTAGTGGTACTGCTTTAACTGCTGATGGTCTTTTAAGTTTAGTGCATGGCATTAAATCAGAATATGGCAGAAATGGTGTATTCGTATTTAATAGAAGCACTCTAGCTGATATCAGAAAACTTAAAGATACTGCAGGGCAATATGTATTCCAAGCAGGTATGAGTTTACAAGCAGGTGTTCCTAATACTATTTTAGGATACAGATATGTTGAAGCTACAGATATGCCTGATGTTGGTGCTAATGCTTATCCAGTTGCTTTTGGTGACTTTAGAAGAGCATACATGATTGTAGATAGAATTAATTTAGCTGTATTAAGAGACCCATTTACACAAGCTACTACTGGTAATGTTAGATACATTGCTAGAAGAAGAGTAGGTGGTCAAGTAGTACAAGCTGAAGCAATTATTAAACAAAAAATATCAGCGTAAGCGAGGAGTGACTAATGCAAGATTTATCAAATAATATTTCAATAGGAAACTCAATTATAAACGGAGTAAAGACTGCCGCTGCCAATGGCACAGGTATTGATTTACAAGGTTTTGAAGAAGCTACAGCTATAGTAAGCGTAGGAGCAGAAGGAGATACTCTTTCAGGTTCTGTTTACTTTGAAGTATCACTAGAGCATTCTGATGATGATTCTACTTATACAGATTGTGTACAAGCAGATATCGTTAACGGAACTATTGCTTCAGGTGGTATATGGCTAAAACTTGATGGTACTACTGATGGAGACCCTGATACAACAGGTGGTCAGTGGCAAGTTGGTTATGTTGGCGGAAAGAGATATGTAAGACTTGTTCTAGCTAAAACAGGAACTCATTCAACTGGTACACCTATCAGTGGATTGATTGTTAAGAGCAGACCTAGAAGTGGTGCAGTTTCTAATGTTATACATAACGCTTAATTGAGTAATGTATTTGGGGGGTATTTACCCCCCTTTTTTTAGAGGTAATACAAATGTCAAAAAAATACAAAATCTTAGTTCCTAAACCTGCAACAGCTAATAAAGAAGGAACAGAAATAAAACTTTATAAACATGATGAAATCGTAGATGCAAAAGAATCATGGCAATCAGAAACAATGGAAACTTTTGTAAATAATGGTTGGGCTATAGAAGTTAAAGTTGATTCAGTAGATGAAAAAGTTGAAGTTGAAGCTGATATTAAAAGAGCAAGAAATAATAAAGGTCAATTAATGGCTGATGACCCATCAACACCTGATGTAAATGAAGCATGGGAAGGTGGTAAAGCACCTAAAAAGACTACAAAGAAAAAAACAACTAAGAAAAAATAATGTCAATCCAATCTTTACTAGGATTGCAGGTTCGTAAAGATCAGGTACATAATACTAAAGGTATTCATAAATTTGGTTTTAATTCATCTGTAGGTAATTCAGAAGTCACTATTTCAGACAATGGTAGTGACTATGATGCCTTAACTAGTCCAAGTATAGTAAAAATATCATCTAGTAGTACAGCAGATACTAGTGATGGAACAGGTGCTAGAACAATCAATATTAGTGGTTTAGATGAAAACTATAATGAGATTAGCGAAGATATAACACTAAATGGTCAAACTGCTGTAAATTCAACAAATTCATATATAAGGGTATTTAGAGCTAAAGTTCTAACAGCAGGTTCAGGTGGAGCAAATGCAGGAGATATACATATAGGAACAGGTGCTGTTTCTAGTGGTGTACCTGCAACATCTATAGCTAAGATATCAATAGGTGAAAACCAAACTTTAATGGCAGTATGGACTGTTCCTGCAGGATATACTGGATATTTATATCAAATAGAATTTTCCTCTAATGTTCAAGGTTCTGTATATCTTACAGCAAGAGTTAAAATTAGAGAATTTGAAGGTGTTTATCAAACAAAAGAAAAAGGTACATTTACAACAGATGCTTTAAAGTTTGATCTAGAACTACCTACAGTTATAACAGAAAAATCAGACATTAAATTAACTTGTATAGCAAGTGCTAATACGCATGGTGTATCAGGTTCATTTATTTTGTTGTATGTAAAGAATTAATATCATAGAATAATGAAATGGCAATCAAAGTAGCAGATAGCATAACGAAACTTGAAGCACACGAAAGAGAATGTGCTTTAAGATATGAAAATATAGACCGAAGATTAGAAAGTGGTTCAAAACGATTTGATAAACTAGAAAATCTTATGTATGGACTATATATGCTTATTATTGGCTCTATGGTTGGTTTATTAATAGAAAGAATATTTTTTTAGGAGAAAGACTATGTCAGATGACTTAAATTACGAAAAACTTTATAACACAGCACAACAAGAGTTAATTAATGCTCAACATACTATTAGAGTATTAGTGCAAAAGTTAGAGGAGTTGCAAAACGCACAACAAGAAGTAGTAGAAGAAAAGGCAGATAAAAAGAAAGCTAACTAGGAGTGGAACATGGCAGGTCTAAAGGTACATACAGAACCTGCATCAGAACCCATAACACTTGCAGAAGCAAAGACATATTTAAGAGTAGATAGTTCAGGTGATGATGCTTTAATCACATCATTAATCATAACTGCTAGAAAGCTATGCGAAATACATATGCAAAGAGCAATTATGTCGCAAACGCTACAACTATTTTTAGATACATTAGATGATTACGAAGACCCTCTTTGGGAAGGAATAAGAACTGCACCTGATCTAAATTACTATAAAAACTACATAGACTTACCTTTTCCTGTAGTTTCTAGTATTACTCATGTAAAAACTTATGATGATGAAGATACAGCTACAACTTTTGATTCATCTAAGTATTATGTAGATTCTTCAAGAGAACCTGCAAGAATAGTATTAAGAAAGGGAGAAACATTCCCTACAGCACTAAGAGTAGCTAATGCTATAGAAGTACAGTATGTCACAGGATATTCTTCTGCTGATGCTGTACCTGAACCAATAAAATTTGCTATTTATCAGATACTTACCTTTTTATATGAACATAGAGGGGATATGTATGAGGGTAAGACATCTTTACCACCTACAGCTAAAAGGTTATTAGAACCTTATGTAGTTTATAGTGGTTTAGGTAGTTCTAAACTCATGTCTATTGGATAATGAGCAAAGTAGGTCAACTAAGACACCCAATCACACTACAAGGACAAGGCACAACTAGAGATGCAGGTGGTGGTATAAGTTCAGGGTGGTCAAATATTGCTACAATCTACGCTGATATAAGACCTAAAACAGGTAAAGAGGTGTATAAGCAAGGTAAAGTGGTAGGAAGCGTGTCACACGAGATTACAGTGCGTTATAGGACTGATATTACTAATGCAAGTCGTATTAGTTATGATAGTAAACTCTTTAATATAAGAGCCATTATAAATGTTGACGAAAGAGATAGATTTTTAAAACTTCTTTGTGAAGAAGGAGTTGCAACATGACAATAAAAAACTTATCTGCATTTAAGAAAAAGTTAAATAAAAAACTTACAGATACTAAAGTAGAAGAATACATTACACGTGGAACTATGATGGTACAAAATACTGCAAAAGAAAGTATTTTAAAAGGTGGTACAGGCAGAACATATGAAAAGTACAATCCAAGAAGAACACATGTAGCATCAGCACCAAATCAACCACCTGCAAGTGATACAGGTTTTTTAGTTAGCAATATTACCATGAATGTAAAAAAAGAAGTAAATGGTGTTGTTGTAGGTCAAGTAATATCTTCCGCACCTTATTCACAAGCACTAGAATTTGGTACAACCACTATGACTGAAAGACCGTTTATGCAACCTGCATTACAAAAAAATAAAAACAAAATAGAAGCACTTTTTAGAAAAGGAATCATAAAATGAGCATAGGTCAATTTGCTCTACAGAGTACCATATACAGCACTTTATCTAGTGATAATACACTTACATCAACTTTAGGTGCAGGAGTCTTTGACGAGGTCTTAGAGGGTGCTACGTACCCTTTTGTATCATTAGGAGAAGAAACAACCATAGATTATGGAACTAAGAATGAAGATGGTGGGGAAACAACCATAAATATACATATATGGTCACAATATAAAGGTGCTAAAGAAACAAAGGAAATTATGGACAGAATCCATACTTTATTGCATGATAGTAGTTTAAGTGTGTCAGGTTTTAATCTAGTTAACCTCAGATTTGAATACAGTGATATACTAAGAGACCCAGATGGTGTGACAAGACATGGTGTCATGAGATTCCGTGCAATAATATTAGGAACAAGCTAATTTTATAGGAGAAAATTATGGCGGCACAAAAAGGTAAAGAGGTCTTAATAAAAATATGGGATGGTAGCGATAGTTACGATATCATTGGTGGTTTAAGATCATCTTCAATTACATTAAATGACGAATCTGTTGATGTAACTACTAAAGATAGCAGTGGATATAGAACATTATTAGCAGGTGGTGGTGTTAACAGTATTAGTATTAGTGGCTCAGGAGTTTTTACTGATTCTACAACTGAAGGTCTACTTAAAGATGCTTATTTAGGTCAATTACAATTTCAAGCAGATGGTACAACATCTAATACACCAGCTTTTACTGATTTTGAATTTTTTATACCTAATTTCTTTAAATTTACAGGTGCATTTCAAATCACATCATTAGAATATGCAGGTGAATACAACGGAGAAGCTACATATTCAATGTCTTTTGAATCAGCAGAAACTATAGTAGTATCAGCATCGTAATGTCTTGGAATAAAGTACATATTGATGTTGATGGTGAAAAGATAAATGCTTATTTAAAGCATGATGAATCACAATTAGAAGTTAAAAATATTATTAACATTGGTGATACCATTCAAGTTAAAAATAAAGAGTATAAAGTTCTATCATCATCAATAAATTTAAGAGACGATAAATTAAACATAAAACTTGCAAAAGCAAGTAAACCTAAGAAAAAGGAGAAAAAGTCAGATGACAAACAAACTAAAGGGTGAAACCACAGTAAATTTAGCAGGTAAAGATTACAAAGCTAGATTAACTGTTAATGCAATTATGCAAATTGAAGATGCTTGTAATATGGGTATTATTAAACTTGCACAAAACATGGCAGAAGGAGATATAAGACTATCTAATATTATATCTGTTCTTTTACCTGCATTAAGGGGTGGTGGTAATGACATACAACAAAAAGACGTTATTAATATTGTGCAAGAAGCAGGTATTGTAAAAGCAACTGCCGTCGTTGCTAACCTGTTAGCACAATCCTTAACTGATGATTCAGAGGAAGAAACAGACGAGGGAAAGCAAGTAGAGGGAGAATAACAAGTGACTCCCTACCCATTAAGCGTTATTTTTCAATCTGCGTGGGCATGATGGGTATGTCTCCTAATAATTTTTGGCAATCTTCTCCTAAAGAAGTTTTTATGGCTATTGATGGTTTTATGGAATTCAATGGTGCAGAAAAGAAAGAAGAACCTATGACTAAAGATAGGTTAAAAGAATTAATGGAGTTATATCCTGATGGCTAGTCCAATTGATCAATTAATTGTAGAAATAAGAGCAGAAACTGCATCTTTAAGAAAAGGTCTAAATGATGTAAATAAAAGATTAGGCACTGCTAATAAAACTGCAAAAAGCTCAATGATTACTTTTTCAAATCTAAGCAAAGTATTTGCAGCTATAGGATTAGCGAAACTAGGTAGTAATGTAATTGGTACTACAAGAACATTTGAAGATTTAGATGCTACTTTACGTGCTATAACTGGTAGTGCTAAAGCGGCAGATGCATCTTTTGCCTTAATTCGTAAATTTACAGCAACAACAACATTCCAATTAGAAAACGTTACAGAAGGATTCATAACTCTTTTTAATGCAGGTATAGAACCATCAGCAAGAAATTTAACTGCTTTTGGTAATGTAGCAGCAGCTTTTAATAAAGATATAACACAAATATCAAGAGCAATATTTAATGCTACAACTGGTGAAATGGAAATGTTGAAACAGTTTGGTATTAAAGCAAAACAGAATCAGGATACTATAGATGTAACTTTTAAAGGTACTACAACCACAATAGAAAAAAGTGCAGAAGCTATAACTGAATTTGTAAGAGATATTGGGGAAACTGTTTTTCCAACAGCATTACAAGAAAGAGCAGAAACCTTATCAGGTGCTATATCAAATATGCAGGATAGTTTTTCAGAGTTCTTTTTTGCTATTGGTGAGGGTGGTTTAAAAGATGTAATGACTGAATTAGCACTATCTACAAAAAGTATGTTGGATAGTGCAAGACCATTAGCTAATCAAGTAGGTGGTGCTTTAAAAATTGCATTTGAAAAAACAAAAGAAGCTGTAGCTTTGTTAAAAGAAAACTTTGACAAATTAATTGTAGCTATAGCTATATTCACTGCATTAAATGTAGCAGTAAAAATGACACAACTAGCAATTGCGGCAGTAAAAGCCGCTAAAGCACTAAGAAGCGTTGGTTTAGCTGTGTTTTTATTAAATTCAAGATTATTAAAAAATAAAGCAGTATTAGCTTTAGTAACAGCAGTTATGTTAGGCATAGGTACTTCTAGTGATATATTAGGCAAACAGTTTGATGAACTAGCAGAAAATATAATAAATTTAACTGGGCAACTAGGAGAATTAGTAGGTATAAACTTTGAAAACTTTGATGATGGTGGGAAATCTTTAGAATCTTTAGATACAGAATTAAATAAATTGCTTGGGGATTTCAAAAAAGGAGAATCAAGTTTAGATGATTTTAATAAAGTTTTAGAACTTGCAGAAGGAAACATTAAAGCACTTGAATTAGTGTATGAAGGTTTGGGTGCAGCAGTTAGTAATGGAAAAATAACACAAGAAGAAGCTACACAAAAATTAAGAGAATTTTTAGAAACTACTGGTCCTGTAGGTAAAGCTATGGCACAAATTGGTAATGAGGTTGATGGTTTAGCATCTAGTTTTTCTGATGATCTTACAAATGCATTAATGAATGGGGAAAACGCTTTAGAATCTTTTAGATCTTTTGCACAAAACGTAGTACAAGCAGTTATATCATCATTTATGGAAATGTTAGTTATACAACCAATAGTTGATGCAATATTAGGTGCATTTAATATTTCATCTAATAAAGGTAGAGTAGGTTCAGTTGGTGGTAGTTCAGGCGGTGGTGGTGTGCCAACAAGGAATGCAGGTGGTGGTTCTGTTTATGGAAATGTACCTACAATAGTAGGAGAACGCGGTCCTGAACTTTTCGTACCTCATACTAATGGAAACATATTAAACAATATGAATACAAAGAACGCTATGGGCGGTGGTGCTACTACAGTTATAAATCAATCAATAAACTTTGCTACAGGTGTTGTTCCAACAGTAAGAGCAGAAGTGACTAAGATGCTTCCACAAATTGCTGAAGTGACTAAAGGTGCGGTACAAGAATCAGCTATGAGAGGTGGTAGCTTTAGAAGGAGTTTAGTAGGTGGCTAAAATAATAACAATGCCTAATACACCTAATTTTATTAGGAGTAATTTTAAATTAATAAGAACTATAGGTTCAGTTGCATCACCATATACAGGAAAAATAAGAACCCAAGAATATGATGG